AAGGATAACAATGGAAAAATATTATTGTAATGATTGCGGTGTTGAAATGAATGAGGGAGAAGCTAAAACCTTTACTTGTTGTGATGCTTGTTGGGATAAAAAATATCCGGCAGAAAGCAATCAGGTGCAGGCAAAAGTTAAACCAGAAATTGTGGACATTGAAAAGATTATTGAATATGCTTTTAAGAAAGGTGAAGATTGGGGAATTACTTATGGCGGATGGTTTATCCCAGACGAATATAAACAAAAGAAAAAACTGAGAGCTGTAATATTAGACACAAAAGAGAATTTTAATTTATAAGCAATTTTCGGTTTAACAGGATGGAAACTAAAGGGATTGCGGAAACAAAAACTAAACTAAAGGAGAATAGATATGAGGATTAACATTGAAACAAAAGGCAAACGAATTACCGATAAAGATGTGAGAGCATTATACATAATCCTTAATGGATTAAATACTGGGAATGAGAGAATGAAGAAGGCACATTTGGAATTTTTTGCAGATAAACTTGGGTATAAACTTGTACCGAAAGAGATGAAACGATAGCAATTCCCTTTGAGTTTTTAGTTATAAATTTTTTGGCGGAAGTATGAAAGACAAATTAGAAAAAGGCGACATTGTAATAGTAAGCACAGTATTGAGTGGTGAAAGGGAATATGTAGTAAAAGAAGTTATAGGCAAGAAAGCCATAACAGATTTTAGAACCTTTAACACAAAAATATATCCAGGTGGATGTGTCTATCAAGTTGGCAAGGGTGCATTAACGACAACAAATGGCTATTGGTTAAAAGATAGCCAAAAACATTTATAACAGATGGGCGATTACCCGCAAAAAACAGGAAGAATAAACTTTGAAAGATGAAAAAACAAATATAGCAGATAACTTAAAAACACTGGACAATAATTTTTTGTCGGGTACATTGCCAAGTTATGTGCCGTTTTACACCGATGGAGATGTTACAATTATAAACGATGACTGTTTGGATGTGATTGATAGCCTTCCGCCCGCAGATTTAATTTTAACTGATCCACCTTATAAGTTGAGCCAAAAATACGGAAGCGGGATAGACCCCGATAACTTGAAAGCGGTTTCATCCATTTTATTGCTCTTGCCCCGTGCTGAACAAATATTAAAAGACGGTAAGTTTTTTGTTGCTTATTATGATAACAGAATTTTATCACTACTATTTGAAGCCACCCGAAAAACAAAATTACAATATCAGAAAAGTATTTACTTATACAGAAGATGGGGTAATGCACACAAATGGGGTGGCTGGATGCAAACAACAGACCCAGTATGCTTCTTTAGAAAATTTAGTGAAGATAAAATTGAATGGGGCACGGGGCAAGTGAAACACGATACTTATATAAAAAGCAAGCCAGAGGCGGAAGAAACAGGACACCCCGCACAGAAACCGCTTGAAATGATTATTGATATTATTAACTGGACTACTAAACCAGGAGATTTAATAATTGATCCGTATATGGGAAGTGGAACAACTTTAATAGCAGCCAAGATTTGCGGGCGGAAGGCGATAGGGATAGAACTAAGCCGTGAGTATTGCGATATAGCGAAGGAACGAATAACTAAGAAAGACCTATTTGGAGAATTACGATAAGGCACATAACAATTAGCGGGCTAACCTGCCTGCGGAAAGAAGAAAAATGAAATTAGAAATTAACAAAGAAATACTTTTACATAGAAGCACGACTACTGACCCTGCACAATACAGATTAGAAATAAAAGGCATTGGCAACCTTATGGAAGTTGAACATATAATTAGCCTGATAACAAAGCAGGTCAGCGTTGAGCCCGAAGTTGGGATGCAAAACGGCGTAAAAGAAGAATTTATAGCAAAATACTGCATTAAACGTAAAGGGATTGATTACGGAACTGGAGAAGTAAAATACATACAATTTAGGGATGATATGCACATTTTTGATCCAGACGAGGTTTGGGAATGGATAATTAGCCGTTTGTCAGCCCAACAGGTCGTTGCCTCACTTGATTGCGGCAACAGAAAGGATATACAATGAGTTTAATAGAAGATTTTTACAAAGATGAACCTGCATTAGCGATACAATTAGAAGGCTATGTTGGCAAGAAAGGCATTAAGAGATTGTTTACTTGGTTTGAACCGAAACTAAAAGCAATTCAGGTGGAGGCAAAAGTTATTGTGCTTACAGGTCTACACCGAGATATTAAGTTTACAAGAGTGTGGGCAATGCCAAGCCAATGGACGTTTACCATAAAGCCGATACAAGATTTATTGGTAAGATATAAAGTAGGCACAGGATGGGTTGATCCATTTGCAGGGGAAAATAGCCCTGCTGAGATGACTAATGATATTGAAGGGAGAGGGGCAAACCATCAAATGGATGCTTTAGAATTTTTGCAGGTATGTGAAGACGCAAAATATAATGGTGTAACTTTTGACCCCCCTTATAGCGTAGAACAATGTTTGCGAAAATATACCCCAAAGTTTAAGGGGACTGCTGGACGTGCTGAATATTGGGCAAAATGCAAAGATGAAATAATGAGAATAATTAAACCAGGTGGGATTGTAATATCATTTTGTTGGGATAGCACTGGCATGGGTATGAAAAGAGGTTTTGAGATAATAGAGATTTTGTTGGTTTGCCACGGGGCTTGCCATAACGATACAATAATAACTGTTGAGAAAAAACAGGCAGGGCTATTTGACCCAAATTAAGCAGAATAACAGGACGTGCGATTACACGCAACGAAAGATGATGACGAACTTAAATAGAAATAAATTTAATAAACCAAACTTCTCCAATTTACGAGACAGCGATAGTTGTCGTGTAGATTGCAAAGTTATTTTTTGAAGGAGCGGAGATATGTGCCCTAAATGTGGATGTAAAGTTTGTTACCCACTATATGATCCCGAAGATTATACTGGAGAAACAGAAGATATGGAACGATGTGCAAATTGTGGATATACTTTTTGGATTGAAGAAGAAGAAGAAGAAGATAAAAGCGACGAGTAAAAATAACTAAGGCATAACAAGATAGCATGTCCGAAATGAGAATATTAAAAAAGTGTATCAAAAAAGGATGGTAAAAATGGAACTAACACAAAACGAGTTTGGAACAAACAATAGTTACAGATTACACGAAATACTTGTCTGTCCTACTTGCGAACAAGCTTACGAAAATATATATATGGGTAGAAATCGAATAAAGCCAACGTTTTATCCTGATTTTCCGAAAATACATCTGATGAAAATTGATTGTCCAGTTTGTGAAGATTCTATGGAAAAATTTACTAAGCAAAAAGCAGATCCAAAATATATGGCTGGTTATTCCGCTTTAGCTGCTTATTGCAATAGAACATTAGCAGAGACAATATCCCAAAATATTGAGAGAGATTATCCCGGCAACTCCAGGATTGTTGAGACTGCGAAAAAAAATAATAGGAATAGGAGATTTCGTGTTGAAATTAAAAATTCATATTGGATTGACTGCCAGATCGAAGTTTTGAAAAAAGCAAATAAAAAAAAATATTTAGTATAAAAAACCCGATAAGAAAGTTTATCGGGTTGGTGCAATGGTTATTTTGTTTTTTGCCGGACCTGGTATTTTAATTTTCCTTTCGCCACCAAATCTAAAAGCATAATAGTTTGTTTTGATGGATTCCTTACGCCGTGCTCATACTCTGAGATCCGAGTTTGGCTCGATAGCTGCAACACTTCAGCAAGCTGGGCTTGAGTAAGATCAGCATCGAGACGTATTTTTTTAATTTCTTTAGTTGTCATTTATCTCCTCCTCCCAAAGTGGGATTTCCATATAATTATAAGTCCTGCCTTTTTTCTGGAAGCAACCTTCTTTTATAAAAAGTTCTGGATGATCTTTAATGTCTATCCTATTCACGATAACTGCTATTATGCAATTCTCTAAATCATTCTCCGCTTCCAAATAGTAACTGTTTTTTAATTCTTTGGTTTTCATTTCATCACCTCTTTTTCTTCCATTTTCCCGATTAATAAATTATTCAGTAGTTCTGTCTTTGTCGAATCATAATCGTGGAAATAATAATATTTATTAAACATAATATTCCTTTTACATTGCGAAAAATCGTCAGGCAAATTATATTCCATAATATAATCAACTACTACATCGTTATTTATCCAGTGTATTCCTTTAACATTCATCTTGTCAACCTCACATCCTTTTTAAGTTCGGAGATAGTATAAATTTTATCTATATCCAATATTTTATAAAACAGTTTATACCAATTATTTTGAGGGTATTCGGAGGCTATCCCAACAATGGTACATTTAGAATACAAATGGATACGTTCTTTTGATAGTCCTATTTTCATTTTATCACCTTTTTTATTTGTAAATAGTAATTTTAGGATTTTGTTTTACTAACAAATATCCCATTTCACCGGCAAATTTATCGATCACTGATTTTGCTTTGCATGGGTTTAATTCCATCCTTAAAGAAGCTAAGATATTTAATACCTTTTTAAGGTCTGTTTCGATAGGTTTATAGCCTCTGCAATTTGCGACTTCAAATATTTTCATTTCATTACTCTCTTTCTTATAATTTATTAAAGCAAAATTTATTAGTTAATTCATTATTTCTCAAAAAAACACTAAACCAGCCGCCATTACCACAAAGATCGCTTAATGGTTTGCCATCAAAGTCAACAAATCCAAGTGCTGTAAGTTTATTTTGAAGATCATAATTACCAGCCCAGTTTTCGCTTACGATTTGTCCGTTTACTTTTTTATAATTATGCAATCTCCAGCAACCCTTTAAAGAACCTTTCCATAAAAATTTAGGCGTTGCTTTAATTTCGTTATCTTTAAGGTATTGCATCATTTTTTGATTTTCTGTTGTCATTTCATTCCCCTCTTCCTTTTAATAGATGTCCACACAAGTCTATCAAATGGATTATTATAGCAAATCATCCAGAATGGGATTGATTTTCTTTTCGCCATTTTATTTGCGCCTTTTGTGTTTTTAGTTTTCATTTTGAACTCCTTTTTTTAATTAGAAATTATTTAGAACTTAGTGCCTTGTCGTGATTGAAACACAGTTCCCATAGCAAACACAAGGCAAGGGGATTAAGAACAATCCCAAAGCTTAACACTTTTGTATAATTTAACCCATTCTAAACGCTGTTTTCTTTGTTCAATTATTGGATCTACTCTCAACTTTTTTATTTCGGACTCCTTTTCTACTTCTACCAAAATCAATTTATTGTTGTGGATTTTCATTTGTGCTAACATTTCGTTCTCTCTTTCTTATTAGTTAATAAAAAGTTAGGGCTTGTCGGTTCACTATTATTTATTATTAGTCAATTAGCTTTCTATTTTGTGCCGCACTCATAAGCCCTATTAGTTGCCTTGTTGTGATTGAAACACTACGCCTATAGCGCAAGGCAAGGGGATCAAACTAACTCCGTTCATCTTTCGCCGCTTCAGCGATTAGTTGTTCTATTTCTCTTTGAATCGAACTTGAAATAGAATCCTTTGCGCAAATGCCACGATATGTGCAGAGATCATATTTCCTTTGATCTCTTAGCTTTAGTTCTTCAAATATACTCGCTGCTAACTTTGCAGCTTTTTGTTGATATTTTTTCATTTTGTACTCCTTTTTTAAGTTTAAGAAATATTTAGAACATTAGTTGCCTTGTTGGATTCGATCCACGCCTGGAGCGCAAGGCAAGGGGATTAAGCCCAGCAAATCCTAAAATCTGGACTCTTACCTCTGTTATTATATCTATCGGCTATGTATTGACGCACCTCTTTTTTTGTTTGCACCCAATAAGGCAGTTGCTCGGTCTCGCATAAGCCCCGACTATCAGCGTTATGCGACCAAATCCAATTATTGCCTTGCTGATATACTATTTCTTTTGTTTTCATTTTGTACTCCTTTTTTAAGTTTAAGAAATATTTAGAACATTAGTTGCCTTGTTGGATTCGATCCACGCCTAAAGCGCAAGGCAAAAGGATCAGTCAATCAATAACTCAACATCATAGAGAATGTCATTATTTCGAATCTCTTCATCGTTAGAGAGGCAATTTAACCACACTTCACCCCTAACGCCGTCTGCGTTAAAGGAATAATTATGGTTAGAGATTGAGCGAATTTTGACACGTTTAGCGTCTAACTCATCTTTTATAAAACTTTCTATTTTAGGTTCCAGATCATCGCTGAATCCTGTGGTCTCTATCATTTTGTACTCCTTTTTTTATTGTGAAAGTTACTCTTAATGTCTGATGTTAAGATACGCTATGCGTGTGCCAATAACAAGCGAATAGTGATAAGCGGTAAAATAGAATGATGGACGGTAAACTGATTGCATCAAAATCAGCTATTGACTGGTAAAGTAAATTATAGTAAATTGCAGTGACTTTAAAAAAGATTATTTTATGATGCATCACCTCGATTATGAAACATTAGTAAAAGAAGCGGAGCAAATAGATTGCTATCAGTTTAACCAGCGTCATAACCCGCTCAATGAAAAACCCTTAGAACCATTCAAAGATCAAAATTACCCTTACAATTTATCAAAACAGAAACTAATCAAACTAAGAGAACGTAATTGTTATTAAGATTGAATGTAGATAATGATTAAAGTAGACCAGAAACAACTAACAGCAAGAAAGCTCGAAGATATTTAAGATCACTTGCTTAAGATCAAGCTCACTGATCTTGGCTACGATCAAGAGATCAAAAGGTATTAACTAAATAAAGAGCAAACTGCCACAAAGAATTAAATGAAGCAAAAAGCATACATAATAGACTGGGTAGATTCGGTAACAGATGGTAATTGGCAGCCACTACATCAAAATTATGGAATTTCCTTATGTCAGACCATTGGGTATTATGTGACTGAAGATAAACATTCATTCACATTAGCATTAAATAGAGACACGACCGGAATAAACGCACCATACGGAAGTATAATCACTATTCCAAAAGTAGCAATTAAGCATAAAAGGATCATTAAAATATAAACTAAGGCTATTTAGATTAAGTTTTAATAATAATAAATATTAGATTATGCCAAATAAACCTAATAAGCATCTAATTATCAAAGTATCTGTTGACGGTGTACTTTATGACGAGTATTTAAAATTGGAATTATTGAGGAGAATGTGTAAATCCGATGGATTGCCATTTGAAGAAACCAAACAAATGAAGAAAACAAGATCGTTATTTGCTTTGTTAAGATCGTTATATCGGATGGAATTAAGTTAAATTGTGTCATTTAATACAGGTAGAAGACGTCTATTTAGCAAATATGAAAGATTTGCACGATTATACGCTAAAATGTTAATGAGTGGGACTGTAAATTATAGACAATTAGTTAATGTTTATGATAGATCAGAGCAACAACCAGAGATAAAGGCTAAAAAATTACTAAGATTAAGGGCTATTCAAGACGTGGTAACAGATGAAATACTTAAAATATACGATGATAACGGCATAACGCCTGATTTCATTCTTAAAAAGAGGTTAGAGGTATTAAATACGGCAATGAGCCAAGATAGACCTGATTTAAGCAACGCTAATAAGGTTTTAGAGTCATTTGAAGCTAAATTGATCGATAACAAAGAGATTAAGACCACTCAAACAGAGGTAATTTCATTTACAAATATGTTAGAGTCCGGTAAAAAGGTTAAATTAACAGGCAAAAAAGAGACAAAAAGCCTCGAAATGCCAAAAGAGACAAAAAACGAAGCTATTAGAAGCGATCTAAGCCAGGATAAAGATCAAGGCAATGATAATGTATAGACATTTAGGCGATAGCAAGTATGACAAATGAATATAATGAACATATAATATGGCTTAAAAACGAACTATCCCAAATTACAGATCATTTTGATAGACGTTCTAAGCTGTTGGAAGTGTTAAAGAATGAGCTTACAAGATTGGGTTACTGGAAGAACAAACAGCGAGGCAATGCTAAGTTAGGTTATAGACATTCACCTGTAGCAATACACAATGCTACACTCAAGCAACAGCTTAAACAAGTAAGCACTAACACTAATGATAGTATATACAATGACTACACATAGTATTATAGCTGCACTAAGCGTGCTATTAGAAGAGATAGCAACTGCTGCTATGAGAGTATTGTTAGGACACAATGATAACTAAAGATATAAACAACAGCAGCACACACGCAAGCATTGACAATGATAGCTTATCCTTATTAAGACTAAGTATAGATACTAATGCAACTGATTTGAATGGAAATTTCAACCTGGTTGATGCCGGCACACCCTCGAGAGATGGGGGCGGGCTTGTTGAGAGAGACCCTGATAAACTATACAACAAAAATCCAGATTCCAGAATGAGAGGGAATTTAGAAAAAAGCATAGACGAGATACGAGAAGATTCTAAGAAAGAGCCGATATTCGATGATCCAGAAGATAAACTATACAACAGATTTTCAGATTTCGCAGATAATTTCAAACTATCGAACAAAAACCCAGATTCCAAAATTTACATAGACAAGAGAAATATTAATGAACAATAAGTCAAAATGGGAATCAACACTTAAGGTAATAAAGAAGAACGAGGAAAAATTTGCTAATAAAGTCAAGGAAGGTTCAACGGACCCATTAGATTATCACTATATGAGTTATTTTTCAGGATTACACAATGGATATAATTTTTGTTGGTTAATGTTAGACGGGCAGGTTTCGGAGGAAGAATTTGACGAACAATTGATAAGACTAATGCAAACAGTGGAGAGACCTAATGGATAAAAGCTATAACTTGATAAATTCAACAAGTATTTCAAGCTATAACTTGATAAAAGGTTGATTGTTATAATGAGAAAGAGTTTAAGGATATAAACAAAGAGTTTGGAACAAACAATGGTCACTATCACAGATGACGTAGGTTCGGTAGAAATGGGACTCCCGATCAAGATAGAATACGGAGACAAAGTATATTGGATTAAAAAAGGCGTAAAACCCACGAAGTCAGACGGATTATTTATGAATGACCAACCACCTCCTAAAACAGAAATGATAGTTAAAGAATCAGATTCAGTAACGATAAGTGGGAACTATGAAACCAAATAAATCAGAAATCCAGATTGACAAATTTCTTGATTTTTCCTTTAAGATCAAAGAGTTGAAGGCAAAAGGTAATCCGTTCCTTATAGGATATTATTTGGGGGTAATGGCAAGCGAGGATATATTGTTTTTCCATAGTGACTATAAAAAAGAAATTAAATGTTTAACAAAAATAGTCAAGGAATCAGATTCAGTAACGATAAGTCAAAAACTAACATAAAATAAACTAAAAACCCCTACCAGCAAGCTGTCATAGCAAGCGAGTAAAAAATATGAACTATGACAGAACAGCAAATACAACAAAGAGCCAAGCAAGAACTAATAGAAAGATGTTATGAGGATTTAACCTACTTAGGCAGGACTATATCCCCGCAGACATTTTATTTAGAATCGCCTGAATTCCACAAAGAAATAGATGAAGTCCTCTTAGATAACTCAATAATACAAGCAGTAAGAGAAGCACCGAGAGGCACTGCAAAATCTACCAAAGTTATCGCTAAAATAATTCATCACGGGTTATTTGATGATGGCGATAAATTAGTAGTGATCCAATCTAAAACCCAACCCGAAGCAATAAACAGATTAACTAAGATCAAGAATATATTTGAATACAGTTTAGAATTCAGGGCTTTATTCGGATATATGGGCGAACAGGTAGCTATTACCTGGCGTGAAAATAAAATTAAAGTTAAAGTTAGGAATCCATTGACTGGCATATTTTCCATATTGACTATTAAGGCAATCGGGACAGGGATGCCGACAAGGGGTGCTTTGGAAGGTGATACTCGTATCACACTTTATATTTTAGATGACCCGGATGACGAAGAAAACTGTTTAACTAAAGAACAAATGGATAAAAACTTTTCTAAATTTTTAGGTGGTATAGCCGGGTTAGATAGAAGGAATGGCAGAGTTATCGTAATAGGTACACCTATACGAGAAGGATGTATAGTAGAAAGATTAAGAAATGCACCGGGTTGGAATACTAAAGTTTATGAATCATACTGGATAAATTCTGAAGGTAAAATTGAGTGCTTATGGGAAGAAATGTATGATTATGAATGGTTAAAAAATAAAAAACTTGAATTTGAAGCAGTAGGTATGAGAAGCAAGTTTTATTCTGAATATATGTGCCAGATCGTAGGCGAAGAAGATAGATTATTCAAAAACTGGAAATTCTGGGATGGGGATGTAGAAGTATCAAATTCAGGATGTTATTTAAATATAACTCGAAGGAACAAACAAGATTTACCTCAGATAGAAAAAGTCCCGGTTAATATCTTTTTAGGCATTGACCCCGCTTCTTCTACAAAAGCAAGTGCAGATTATTCAGTTACATTCGCGGTCGCTTATGATTCAGAAAAGAATTTATATTGTTTACCTTATTTCAGACAAAGAACAACCCCTACCTCACACGCAGAACAAATAATCCAGACTATAAGAGCGTGGAAACCTACAAGAGCACACGTTGAAACTGTTGGTTATCAGGAAATGATGCGTCAGTATTTAAGAATGCGATTAGAAGAAGAAGATTTATACGTTCCCGGACTTGAAACTAAATTTAATCCTCGCACTGAAAAATCAGCAAGGTTAGATACACTACAACCATTTTTCGCTACCGGCAAAATTTATATAAAAGAAGATCAAGTAGAATTAGAAGATGAATTAAATATTTATCCACGTGGTAAACACGATGATTTACTTGATGGGCTTTATTATGCTACGAGAAAATTATATCCGCCGGACCATACAGTTGAAACCGAAGAAGATGATTTAAAATATTTTTTAAGATCAAGACAAACTAACAAAAGCTGGTTGAGAATATGACTTATAATTACGAATGCGGGAGTTGCGGGAAAATTGAAGAAATCATAGTCCAGACTTCGGATATTATGGATAAATATGGCAGGGTAGAGCAGGATAAACTTTCGATGAGAATGTATGAACCCCGGCAATGTGAGTGTGGAGGTAAATTAAAAAAACTATTAACTATACCCCAAGAACCAATGTTTTTTAATGCAGGGATTGGCAAGGGCAAAATTTCATCCCGATTTCAATGAAATGTGAATGCGGTTCTGAAATAGAACAAAACGATAAATTAGTCTATTGTCCTCAATGCGGCTGGTCATTTACAATAGAACTTATAAAAAAACTATACGAGTTCCTTAATGGAAAATAAAGAAGAATCAGATTTAAAAGAAGTTCGTGAAAGCGAAAAGATATTAGAAAACTACAAACAAGGCAATAGAGCCACCTGGGCGAATAGTATTTTAGAGAACAGAGCCTTTGTAGCTTCGATACAATGGGAACAAGAAGATGCCGATGCTTTAGAAGCAGCTAATGAACCTTCTTTATGCGTAAATGAAACCACACCTGCAAGAGATCAGGTAGTTGATAATTTAACTAAGAACTCTCCGAGATGGATGAGTTACGGCAGGGAAAAATCAGATGTTAATATCGCTACTAAGATTTCGTCTTTAATGGAATACATTTGGCAGAACTCGGATGCAGATATTAAAAACGCTCAGGCTACTGAGGATTTAATAGACACTGGTATGTGGGCTATGATGGCTTATGTAGATTATAACGCTGATTTTGGTAAGGGAGAGATCATTATTGACGACTTAGACCCTAACGATCTATACATTGATCCTAATTCACGAAGAAACGACACCGAAGACGCTGCACATAAAATAATTTATAAAAGATGTACCAAAGAATACATAGAAAATAAATATCCTGATTTTGGTTTTACAGGTGCACGTCTTTCTTACGGTGACAACACACCGCAGAGTACAAGAGCGGCTAATGAAGGGCAGGTTTTAACAATAACCGATGATATTGAACATAAAAAATACGATCTGATTGATAGATATACTAAAGTTAAAAAAACAAGATACCATGTCCAGGATAGAGATTTTGAATCCATTTTTACAGAAGAACAATATAGGAAATATTGGGAAGAAGAAACTGTAATTCTAACTCAAGCGGGGGATGAACAATATTTAGTGGATGAAGACGCTAAAGCCTGGCGGGACATTTATAACCAAATGGGGGATATAGTACATTATGAATATGACTCTCAGAGTGACCAGCCGAAGATAGTCCCGGGGATCGGTGAACCGGCATTGACTACTCAAATTACTATTTCTAACAAAGGATATTTTATAGAACAAGGGATCATCAAAGTAGATGAAAAACCGATTGACAGAATTAAAAGAGTATTCTCGATCGGAGGCAAACTTTATTATAACGATATAATGCCGATTTCAAAATATCCTATTGTTACTTCGATGATCCATTCAAGAAGAAACCCCTTTCCTATAGGAGATATTTCTTTGATCCGACCTTTGCAGGAACAATTAAATAAAATTACATCTAAAATTACCGCTTACATATCTGCGATAACAAATCTTACTGCTTTTACACCAAAAGGTTCCGGGATGAAGAAACAGATCGAAGAACAAATAGGTAAAGCCGGAATGAAAGTTTTTGAAATTGATATGGAATTAGGTGGACAGCCTGTATTCGCTCAGTACCCGCCTATGCCAGCAGGAGTATTTGAAGACAGACAAAGGATCATATCACAGATACAAAGAATTATGGGTGCATATCCGTTTCTTGACGGTGATGCTTCGCAAGCACCGGAAACTTATAAAGCCACTTTAGTTATTCAGGAAGAAGGACAAAACAGAACTCAGGGTAAGAGAAGAAGAATTGAAGCGGGTATTAACACTTTAGCAAAAGTAGTCGCTGAAATGATACCTAATGTTTACACAACAGAAAAAGTAGTAAGGCTTTTGAAACCGAATAATATAGTTAAACAAGAAATATTTAACGAAGAACAATATGAAAATGGTGCAAGAAAAATAATCAATGATCTATCAGTAGGTAAATACGATATAGTAATGGTTTCGGGTTCTATGCTGCCTACGAATCGTTGGGCAAAAAGCGAATACTATACAGGGCTTTATGAGAAAGGCATACTTCAGGATGCAAGTGCCATTTTAAGGATGAGTGAAATAGAAGACGTAGAAGAAATCATAGCCAAACAAGATAAGTTAAATCAGGCTATGCAATATATCCAACAGCTTGAAGAACAGCTTAAAAAACTTGACGGTGATATGCAAACCCTACAAAGAGAGAACGTCCACGTTAAACAGAAAATTGAAGTTGAAAAAGTAAAAACGAATTTAAAAGCTATGGAATCTGATGTAAAAGGTGCAGTGAACATAGCAAAATTGAGACTTGGCGACGAAGTAAAAAAAGATAAAGCAACGAAGCAAAACAAACAAAAATCGAGAAATACCCAGTAATGGCTTTCTCAAAGGAGATATAATGACACCATCGGAATATGACGAAAACACATTTGTACTACCTGAACCTCCAGTGACGGACACTCCGGCAGAGCCAACTAAAGTTGAGCAAGTTTCAACCGAAGAGCCACTTGTGGCTGAACCAGTTGAACCCGAAGTTACTCCTCCAGAGCCAGTTAAAGACAATGATACCGTCAGGTACGAATATTGGCAATCAGAAGCGGCTAAGGCTAAATCAGCTTTAGAGGCACTCCAGAAAAAACTTGAGCCACCTCCAGTAGAGGATGCACCTCCAGTTCTTCCGCAAGATAAAACTGACCCAATAGAAATGTTAAAGTATAATACTGAATTAAGCAATTATACTTTAAAACAGATTCAGAAAATGCAAAAGCAGACACAACAGACAGAAACACAAAGACAGGAGATTGAAAAGCAGCAAGCAATAAAACAATATACGGTTGCTAAGTTGGTCGAAGTGAATAAAAGCTCGCAGAAAAGTCAAAACATTGTAGATTTTTTTGCTAATTCACCTCACTTACAAAATCCCAAAATGTATGATGTAATGTATGACGCAGCTATGAGTTTTCTGAATAACAAAACATCACCGGAATCAGTTAAGAAAGCACCACCTCCTCCTGTTGGCGGAGAATCGGTAAACTCGGTTAAAACTGTCGATGATGCTTTTAATGAAGGTATAACACAAAAGAAATCTTATAGGCTTTAGGAAAAGTCTTATAAAGAAAGAGAGTTAATTTTAAATGGCAGCAGAAGAAAAACATCTGTATCAAGGGTCTTCGTCTTCGGTATTATATACTGATAGACGGGATTTTTATGTACAGCCGCAGGTTGTTAAAACACGTTACGCTGAAGTAGCGCCGTTTTTGACAGCAGTTTCAAATTGGGATCAGCAATCAGGGTTAAAAGACCCTCAGTATAAGCTGTTCCAATTCACTTCACCCTGGGTGAAACAATATTTTCAAGTAACTACGGGTACTACATCAGATGCGGATAACGCTGAAGATACGTTAGCAGTAGTAGTAACAAATGCAGTAGGTATGCCCGCTGCTCTTGCAAATTATTTAGTAGGGCAAAAAGTAAATGTTCACGCAAATGTAAATTCAAAACCTTCAGGTGCGCCAAAGGGTCAATTACTGATAACCACATTTACCTCAACAACTTCAATTAACGTGAAGAATTTAGGCAGTGCATCAGTAGTAATAGCTAATGACGACTGGTTAGTTCTTCAAGGTACGTCATTTGGCGAAGGCACAGTAGCAGCTAAACCTTCACACAATGAACTTCTTACACGTTGGAATCAATGTGGAATTCATAAAACATCGTTCCAGTTGACTAAAACGTTAATGCAGGCGTCTTTAAGAGGAGAAAGTTCTGAATATAACAGAATGAAAAGGATCAAGGGTCAGGAACATATGATCAAAAAAGAACGTGATCTTTTATTCTCAATATCTAATATAGGTATTGGGGAATCAGGCGATACGTTCGGAGACGGTGGAAGAACTGACATTGATGGGAATACAGTACGTTCTACTTACGGTGCATTTTCAGCAGTGTATAATTATGGTTCATCCTCTGTAACAAGTGACGATCAGAATATTTTCCCAATCACAGAAGCATCTTATACTTATGCAAATTGGGTTGATGACTGCGAGAAAATATTTGACGAATCACCCGATAAAGTTCTGCCAATATTTGTGGGTGCGGGGCTTTTATCTTTCTTCAATAAGTTAGAAGGGGCTGGCGGAGCAGGCGTAGCAGCTAAATCAAAATGGACTGTAAACTTCCCGAAAATGAATTCCGAAAGAGCATCATCTTTAGGATTCAATATTAAGGAATGGGAATCACCACACGGGGTAATTCAATTTGTAAGAACACCTGTAATGACCAAAGACCCATTTGCTTACAAAGCTGGTTTCGCAGTTGACCCTGCTAACATCTCTCATATGGTTTTCAGAAATCCGGAGTATCAACAGAATATCGTTACTAACGATGCTCCTGATTATCAAAAGAACCAATATTTTTCAGATGAAGGTATTGCAATTACGAATATTTATAATCACAATATTCTTTATCTGGTATAAGATAGAAAGGAAAAAAAATAATGGCAGCTCAGACACAAACAGCGTGGACAAGCCCAGTATCAGTAGGTAAACAAGTGGTTACTTCTTGTACTGCGACAACAGATGCAGCTAATCTTTGCAACTGGACACCTCCGACACCAGAGGGAATAGATTGTTCTAAGAAATATACACTTATTGTAGCGGCATCAGCAGCTCAAGATGCGGCAGCAGCTCCGATAGCGTTATATTTTAGCAAGGCTAAAGGTCTTGCATTAGCAGGAACAACTGGAAGACCTACGGTAACTAATGGTGCAGAGTATGGGAATATATGTGATGATTTAGGATATGCAGCAGCAGTCTTAGGTGTATCATTTATTATTGACCCAGACTTACCAGTAGCAGATGTAGTGGCGATAGCCAATGTAGCAACAGGAATGAAATTCCGTGCCCCAGCAACTAAGTATCACGCATTTAGTATGAATGCAGCAAGTGGAACGCTTTTAGCGCACACACTTACTTTCACAATCATACAATAAACTAAAAGGGGCAGAAATGCCCCACTTTTTAAGGAGAAAAATTAAAAATTAAAAAATAATGTCAACATATAAAGAACGAATTGAAAATAAGATAGGTTCAGTAGGAGATGATGCTGCTTTATCTGATTTCTTAACAGCAGGTGGTAAATTTTTTGTAAATATACTCCCTCCTGAAAGATTAGAAAAGTTTACTGTTGATTTAGCAGATTCGGGTTCGGGAGTTTCCATAGTTGCATATAGAGTTTTAAGAGCACATAAATCAAATTACGGTGCAAGAAAAGTTGATGCTGGATTAGCCGCACAAGTAGTTGATTCAAACTCAATACATTATGCGATCTCTACCGATCCTGCCTGGTATATTTTAAATGGTTTAGCTTATGTAAAACCTACGAGCGGTACAGTGGTTGCGATGGCATACCCAACAGTGGCTTATGGTGATTCTACTATTACAGCATTTCCTGCGGATTTAGATGAAGGAGTGGTAATATACGCTTGTATTCAAGGTAGATTGAGACAAATGTCTGATTTAACAATTACCACGCTGGGAGGACTTTCAATAATTACGATTGTAAAGCCTATTGTTCCCGCAAGTCCCTCATTCACGTGGGCAGATGCTTCTTACACAGATGCTTCTTATACCGATGCTGAATATACGCCTGCGATTTATATCAATGCTTTAATAGATACGGTTGCATCAACCGCAGTTTCCTTTACAGATACATTAGTTTACACTCCCCCTGTATTCAGCGGTAATTTTACTAATGTAGATACATCCTTAACAAATCAGGATATTGAACTTGCTAATGCACACTTGAGTAAACAGAATACTTTATTAGAACAGATGCAAAAGGAACTCTTAGTTTCTTTAAATGATTTTAATAAAGAGAAGGGCGAGTTTGACGCTAACTTACAAATTGCTATTACGGATGCACAATTAACACAGCAAAGATTAATAGAACAGACAAAAACACAAGTAGAGTTAAATAAATTTAACGCTCAACAAGCATTACAAGAAGAATTATCTAATGCTGCACAAGGGTCTCAAGTTGATATAGCAAACAGAAGGGCTGATTTAGAATTAGATATTACAAACAAATCTAAAACTTTAGAAACTGCGATTGTAAATAAATCGAAAGAATTAGAAAGACAAATACAAGAATATTCAGCAAAACTCCAGAATTATGGACAGGAAATAAATTCATATTCTACTGAGATCAATCAGGAAATCTCAAGAGTAGGCAGTAGAATAAATCAATACAACATACAATTTCAACAATACGCTTTAGGATTAGAAAGTTTAAAAAAGGATTTTGAACTTTTCGTGAAAGGAATTTAACGTGGCAACATCATTCAAATTTAGATATTCGGGGCAGGTAGTACCGACAGAAGAAGTAACATTATCGGACGGTAGTGATGTTTCTTATAATATCAACTCTAATTTAGATAAAGTGTTTGGTAGTTCGACTATTAAAACAATAGGAACTACAAGCACTAAGGTTTTATATGATACCTATTTAACAACCACTTCACCCGTAGCATTAAGCCACTCAACAATATTAAATGAAGTTGGCGTAATGTCTTTCTTATATATAAAAATAGTAAGTGCGGGTTCAAGTGGAACTCCAGACGTTGCAGGTAAGTTTTATACCGTTGACCCTGTTGTTGATGGTTATCCCTTCTCATTATCAGGCGTAGGCGATTTTATAATAATACCCTTGTTGATGTCCACAGCATCAGTTTCTATATATTCAACTGGTGCAACGACAGTAGCGAATGTTGAAATTTTAGTAGGCATAGTATAGTGAACACCTTACAATTAATCGAAAGTATAAGACAAGTATTCCCGGGCGTGCCAAGAAATCAAATCAGATTAGATTTAGATACAGCTCAGAAAATACTTGCAAGTGAAACCGGAACATTAACCACAAGGGCAAGTTTATCAAGTATAGCGACTAACTTTGCGTGGGCATTGCCAACCGGGTTTATAAGTTTAAAAGATTTAGTTTTTTATGATTCGAGTGATAATCCCAAATATTCAGGGGATTACAATTATAAATACGAAATCGAATTAGGAAAGTTATTCATATATTCATTAACGAGTACCCCGATAACAGGGTTAAATACAGAAATTTCATCTGCATATCTCCATTATGAAAAATTACCGGATACATTAACTAATGAATCCACTGCTATGGAAATAGCGGAACAATTCAGAGACGCTAATGAATCTTATGTTTTAAGCAAATATTTTGGAAAGTTCCCGATAGATTTTGTATCACGTGGGGAAGTAGTTAAAACTATAAATTTACAATTAGCGCAATGGCACGAATCCCGTTATGAAAAATTAAAAATTAAATTAAAAAGATATTTTAATAGTTTACAAACCACAGGTGATGGAACGGTGCAAAATTACCAGCACGCAGGATCACATATCTTACCAAGACGACCAAATGATTCTACTTATAGTTCTACTATTTCGATACCGGCTTTAACTGAACTTTATACTAAATATGTTTATTACAAAATTACAACAACAGGTGATTTTGACCCCGATATACAAATAAATTACAGCACAATTTCTTGTTCAGTTATTGGCGACACAATTACTTTAACCTCAACCGGTGATTTTAGTGTTGGAACAATTATCAATTTTTCCAACGAAGATTGCGGTTATACTTATGACAGCTCGAGCCAGATAACAATAACAGCGCCTTCGGGCTGGACCAATGCCAGTTTTGAAATGTATGAGAGAATATGAGAGAAACTTCAGTCATAAAAGAATTTAAGTATGGGATTATCTCTTCTTTAGATGCAGAAGATATACCTCAAGAATCCGCTTCTGATTCTCTGAATGTAGACGGGGATGTAGGAGAGGGAATATTAAGGGGGATCCCTACGGATACTGAGATTCTTATAGATTCCGACTTAGATGGGACTATTGATGATGCTATTGCTTATATAAAACAAGGAGAATTTATAGAACACGATGGTATTTATGATTTAATTTACCACGATTCTTACAATAATACTATAAGTGTAATCACAGATTTTTATGGTACTACTGCTGCGAATAAAAGGAAACTAAATATTATAAGTTCTTTAAGTTCTGATAACGTGACTTTGACTTTACAAAATCAACAAGTACACGTAGGAATTGATGGTTATCAAGGTTATTGGATTGGCAGGATGGATCACGGATTATTTGATTATGGGACATCTTTTGCGATTGCTTCGATAGCGAACAATTCGGGAACGATAGTAGTTACGACTACACCTACACATTCATTAAAAAACGGAGATATAGTTAAAATATCAGATGCAACAGGTACAGATTCAGCGAGTATAAATGGGATTTGGGTTGTCAAAACTGTAAATAATTTTGATAAGACTTTTGAATTAACAGGTTCTACTTACACAGGAACGACTTTAACTGCACCAGGTACTGCGGCGCTTTATTTAACTTATGAAGTATCACAATGTGTTAATTTCAATGCTACCAACAGCAACCCGGGTTATTGCAATATAGCAAGTAGTCCCGTGGCAGGAGGTACTGCCCCTGGATTTTTCCAAGCTAATATTTATTATAAATGGGGATTGTCCTCTACTTATGATGGGTTGCAGGAAAGTCCAATCGTAGGGAGTTTAACGGGACTTGATGGGACGGAATATCCATATTATGATGTAGTAATTACTGCCCATTATGCTACTCCAACTAACGGGACTGCTTTCCAAGAAACAGGATTATCTGCTTTCAATAAAAGGATAACTGCTGTAAACCTTTATAGAGCAGATTCAACTGATGATAGTGTCGATAATATAGGGTTATATAGGTTAGTCGCTTCGATAGATATAAATGATGATAACTGGGGTGCTTCTACTGATCACCAATTGGTAACAGTTAGAGATTATGGTACAAGATATTCTCTTGATGCAGGGACTACCATATACCCAGGCAACCCTGTGACGTATGAAGAAAATTCAGGTATGCCTGAGAATTTAACTGACCCTGCTTTATACTATGGTTTATCAACAGCAGGCGGTGGTTATCATTTTGTAACGAAGTGTACCCAAGCAACATTAGCAGGTTCGGAATTAAGAAGGATTTTCAAATCGAAGTATTTCAGATACGATATGTTCGATTACTATACTGACTTTTTAGAAATGCCCGAACCTTTAGTAGCGTTAAAATACTATGAGGGATTTTTATACGCTTTTTCTTTGAATAAGGTTTATAGAATAAATATAGAAGGATTTTATATACAAGATGTTTTTGAAGATGCAGGATGTCACGACCAATTTTCAGTTACTACAAACGAACAAGGAATGTTCTTTGGGAACTACAATAATGTCTGGATGTATCAAGGTGGAACTTTTACAAGAATAGGTGATGCAATAAGGCAAAGTACATCAAGCGGAAAGAGCTGGGCAACATTAACGAATAATGCTTTAGAAGATTTGATAGTTACTTCGGATGCAAAAAAAGGATATGTTTTATTTATAAACGATTACGTTGTAACCGGCACAACTTATAATTTTATGGCTTGGGCTTATCATCCAATAAAAGAAAGATGGGATTGCTTTACTTTCGGTGGATATGTTTCAAATGCTAATGGTGGTGTTTTTAAGGGGAAAGATGGAGAAGTTTATCTATCCTACGCAACGGCTACACAAAAGTTAATGAGACCAACAGTTTCTACATATACGCAAGCGTGGGAGTGGTATTCGCAAGATTTAATCTTTGGAGAACCAAGACAGAATAAATCCATAGCGATGATAAAAACAGATGCTACCGGGACTGTTTCCATAAATTATGGTTTTGAAGGTGCAACCGTAAACACGGCTTATACTAACGAGACCCTGATCAATCAATATAAAAAAAGCATAAGAATTAAATTAAATGCAGCGGCAGTTACGACCGGGACTGCGTTTACTAATTTTGTAGGTTCGATGGAAGTAATTTATCGGAGTTTAATTGGCAAACGTTAAACAAACAATTAAAGTTGGTAAAGAAAGAGTTATCCCCACAAGGGCAATACAGGATATTGAAAAGATAATAAATAAATTTAATGCCGGTGAGAATATGTACGTTAAGAATTATACAGAAATAAGAACATTAAATGTAAATGAAGCGACCATTGGAGATGTTGCTAATTATCTATGCACATTAGTAAATGATTTGAAAAATAAAGGGATCATACAAAAATAATGGCATTATTAAAGAGTTTAAAATTGATCGATGAGTTATCAATTGGTTCATTTAGCGGTACTATGGATGATATTACCAATGGGACAACTTATGTAAAAACAGAAAATAATTTAACAGATGCTTTGGCTGGGAATTTACACGCACCCGAAACAGCAACTTCTATTGCAACTATTATTGGTGCATCTACTGAGCAAACAGTTTTAGCCGATGCTAATAAGTTCCCGCTTGTAGATGGAACTACACTTAAACATTCTTTATTGAGTACAATTAAAAGTACTCTTAAAACTTATTTTGATGGATTGTATTTAGCGCTAACAGGTGGAACGCTTACAGGTGGACTTACAATTACACCTGCTACCGATGCTGTAAATGTAGTAAATGTAAATGATAAAGATAGTAATGTAATTTTATCGGTTGATACAGTTAATAATAGGGCAGGGGTTGGGGTATCAACGCCAACTGGTAAATTAGAAATAGTAGGGAATACCAATACCAAAGCATCTGATATTGACAATATTATTGCTTGTTATGCACTTAATCTATCGCAGGGGTTTGCTATAAGATATGATGGGATATATGCAATAGGTTCAAATACAATTGTTGACCTGAAATTTTATTCAAAGGGGACCAACTCTTTTATTTGGTTAGGTAATGCAATTAATGACGGGTTAAGAATTAGATATAACGATGCTTTAAATACCATTTGGAATGCAGATAATCCAATATCTATAACCGCTAATTCAGGACAAAAAATTTATCTTTCTCAGACTTCAACACCTGCAATTGGATTAACAGTAGTAACGGCTACTGGTAACACGGGTATCAAGACTACAGCGCCTGATAAGTCTTTAGAAATAAACAGTGCAGATGGTAACTGTTTAAGATTAACTTATAATGATGCAAATGGCAGTGCGACTTACTATGTAGATTTTAATGTAAGTGCCGCAGGTTTGCTAACAATAAATGCAAGTGGTGGAATTATAAAAACGGCTAACGATATTGAAATAACAGATACAACAAAAGGCATCATATTAACTTCACCAGACACTTCGAGATGGCGGGTTACAATTGGTGACGATGGTGTATTAACAACAACGAAAATATAATAAATAAATTTTTCAAACTTAGATTGGAGATATTATGGAAAACGACAATTTCAAAATCAATGGAGAACCTGAAGTTCTTAACTTAAATACACCAAAGAAAACAGGTGAAATTTATTTTCAATTTGAATCTTTGATTGATGGTAATAAAAATCTACCAATAAAGATATGTGATGTTCAAGATTTTGGAGAATTTTCTATCCATATAGACACAAAACCAAAGGTGTGTTCAGATGATGTTATAAGATTTTATAATGCAGATCAGAACATAACCTTTCATGATAATATTGGAAAAGTAGCGATGACTATATTTGTTAAACAACAGGAATAAATCCAATGGGCAAACATTTAACAGAAGACGTAACACCTATTACAATAGGAATTAAAGGAGAATAAAATGCCAAATTTTGGTAACGGATATTTAGACACAGGGAATTTCAATAGCAACGATCCCAAATTTACTCAATGGGAAGATTTCGTTAGACAATTAGGTTTTTCTAATTTGGCGAATATGACTGACTTTAATTCGCCTTTATACCAAAAGTATGCTTCTTACTTGCAGAAGACAACACCCGGGATAGGTGCAAATTCTTTACTTGCGCCTTTAATGGCTGGAGGTACAGGATATGCAGGCGGACAAGCGATTGCGAAGAAGAGAATGGAAACCTTTAGTAAAGAACGGCAGGATAAAATTAACACAGGCGTAGAAGGATTTGGTCTTAATATGCAACAGAACATACTTAGCCAATTAGGTCAAATAGGAGGTTCATTTGCACATACGATGGATAGAACTGCCGAAATAGACCAAGCCAATAAAACCGATTGGGGTTCTATAATGAAATCAATTGGTATGATTGGTGGTATTGCAGCTGCGCCATTTACAGGAGGCGCTTCGTTAGCTGGAACTGCTGCGCTGGCTGGTTCTGGTGGTAATAGCAGACGAAGTCAACCAAGTGGTGTAGCAGGATACGGAGGTTATTAAAATGCCCAAAAATGATTTCTGGAAAGGTGTAGCAGGTTTCGGTGAAGGTTTCCTTACTACTTTACAATCAGAAAGAGACAGGAAACGAAATGAACTTGAGTTCAATCAAAAGATGGGACTTGAGGATAGACAGATGAGACTGATGGATAAAGTACGCCAACAAGACTTTCTTTTAAGACAACAAAACCAAGCAATGGATAAAGAGAAAACAGAGTTTGATATTACAAGCGGGTACACAAAAAACACAGATTCTTTATCTTCCGTTGGTGAATTAGGAAGCAATTTAAACAAACAGTTCAATGGTGCTTTCAGTCCGTTTGAAGAAAACCAAAGATATACACCGAATACTAAACAAGCAATACCTCCTAATTATGAATTAAAATCATTAAAAGAGAATGGTAAAGATATGCAATATTGGGTTAATCCTAAAGACCCCAATGCTCCTAAAATCCCTTTTGGTGAACAATATCATCAACCGCAAAAAGATACAGTTGTTAAAATAGATATGCCAAAACCTGAAAAATGGAAAGCATTTGGAAACTTAATTACTGATGCAAAAGAAACTCAATTTACAGATAAAAATGGAGAGACGGTAGATAAGTCAGAACAGGAAAGAAACCAAGCGTGGAATCAAGCAAAGAATAATTTTTATTCTAATTTAAATCCAAATGCGTATTTATTTTATAAAAACAAGATTAAAAAGACAGGTAAAGAAAAAGTAGATAATGCGACCTATCTAAAAATAGTTAGAGACGGAGTGAATAACGGTACGTTAGATGTTGAAGATGCACAAGATTTAATTGATGCAAGTGCATATCGTTCGGATTTGTTTGGAGCACAATAAATGCCCGATGATAAGAAGAAAAGGATATTAGAAAGATTAGATCAGCTAATAGGGATTGCTGAACAGGAGAAGTCTGTCCAACCCGAAAAGACTGATACCAAAAAGCCAAAAGAAAGTGATGGTTGGGATTGGTTCTTCAAACCTATCCTCCCTAAAGGTGATGCTACTATTGAAGCGTTAAAAGAACCCGGAAGATTATTTAACAAAGGTGCTTCTCAATTATTAGATAATCCATTAGCAGGCGCATTAAACATAGCTCAAGGAGTTGCGGGAGTTCCATTCTTAATGGCAACAGTACCTTTAGCTTTTGGTGAAGACTTCTTAAAAACAAGTGATAAGTTAGTAGGCACTACTGATGAAAAAGGTGATGCTAAGGGAGTTGGTAATTTTATATCCGAAGGATTAAATGGAGTTTTCCAAACACCTGCGATGCTTTACGACTTAGGTAAACAAAGTATTGATAATTATTTAAGAATGAATGGTATTGCACCTGAGTATGTAGATTCCAAAATTAAAAAAGGGATGATAGCAACTCGTTTAATGCCACGGGGTGCAACTGAAGAACAATTTAAAGAAACTCAAAGTGCATTAGATGAAGCGGGTAAATTAGGGGCAACTATATTAGGATTTGGAGGTGCTGGTAAATTAAAGAATAAACTTGCACCTAAAGTAAACGAAGTTAAAGTTTTACCAAAAGAGGAAGTCCCTCAAGAAGTGAAACAACCAACTACCTTTATTGCCAATGAGAAGGGTGAAATCGGAACTCCTAAACAAATTAAAACACTTGAAGAATTAAAGATAGATAAAGAGAAAGTAAAAACTTCTTTAAGCGAAAACAAAACTAAGCTACAAGAACAACAAGGCGACCCGGAATCAGTTAAAACCCTGTTACAAGAACGTAGTACTTTACAAAAAATATCCAAAGAGATCGATACAAAAATTACTTTCAAACCCAAAGAGATACCGAAGGTAGAAACGCTAACTGTTAATCCAGAACAAGTAAACCAAGAAACAGGATTTACGGATTTTAAATTTGAAGAACCTAAACCTATTATTGACACCAAACCAGAGTTTAAAGCAGAGCCCATAAAGCCTATTGAAGTAAAATTAGAAACAAGCCCTCCAAGCCTATCGGAGAAGCTCAAATCGGAGGGCGTTTTACCTAAGAGTGAAGTAAAACCTATTGAGAATGAACCACGAAAAGAGAACGTGGTTCAAAGTAAACCAGAGGTGGTAGAGAAGCCTATAACATCTGAACCAGAAATAGCTAAAGTTCCAAGAAGCGAATTACCAGAAAAACTTAGTGAAAAAATTAAGGGAGAAGCAGAAGGAAAACTAATACAAATTCAACAAGCGGTTAAAGAATCTCAGGGTTCATTTAGAGAACAAGGGAATGTGGGGCAAGGGTTTGAAACCATTAGGACAGAAAAAGCATTTACTATTTCTGACTTCCCGGAATGGTTTTCTGAACTTGGGAGAAATAAAAAAGATGTTATTAATGCACTTAAAAAAATTATTGAAGATAAAGGTAAAGATAAAGGAAAATTAGTTGAAGAAGTAAAATCTGTTATCTTAAATCATCTTAAAGAAGGCGAAGAAATATCAGTTAATATTGGTACAAGCGGAAAATTCAAAAAGCATATACAAGGCAAAACACCACCCGATATAGACGTAGGTGAATTTTTACAAAGATTTGAGAAAAGTAAATTTACGTCAAAATCTTTAGACGAAGCATTTAAAGAATATGAATCTGAAACAAGTTTTAAGTTTGGGGCTAATGAAAAACTAACAGGTAACTCTATAATAGACAGACTAAGAACAGAGGCGTTAGACGAGTTCAAAAACAGGCAATCAAACCCAAGTGGATTTAATCCTTTAGACTATAAAGCAGGGATTAAATTAGGTGCTTATCATCTTAAAAACGGAGTTGTAAAATTTGCTGATTGGTCTGCACAAATGATTAAAGACTTAGGTGAAAAGATAAAACCACAACTATTAAGAATATGGAGTGAGGTTAAAAAGTTTGGCGAAGATTTAGGCAAGATAGCATTAGAAAAAGTTAGTGATTTTGTAGAAAGTAAATACAATCCTGCGAGACCGTTAAAGATTATTGACCAGAGTTTAATGGATAAATATTTAAGTCCAGAGATTAAAAGCGAGACAAAACTAAAAGATGGTGTAAAAGACATAGCAGAGGAATTAGACGTACCATATAGTGAATCTTGGATTGGGAAAAGTAGGAATTATCTTGTTGCACAATCTAATAAGGTTGTAGGTAAAATGGGAGATAGCGGAAAAATCTTTGCTGGGAAAATAGAGAAAATGAAAGATTTCGAAAGGGCATTTGTAGGCATCCCTTCGGAGATAGCATTTGATATAAAGCGGTTAAACAAAGCCGAACAAAAAAGTCTTTCAGATATTAGGCAAGCGAAAAGATTTAATAGGAAAGAACCGATCCCTGTAAACGATAACGTTAAATCGATGAACGAAAGATTAAACAAATATTATGATTCTTTGGTTAGTGAATATCAGAAGAGACATATTGAGACAGAAAACAAATATGGCAGTAAACACGACTTTACCCCTTTACCGAATTATGAACCAAGAAAACTAACATTCAAGTTAGATGAATTAGGTGTTGTAAGACGAGCAGATGGTAAACCTGTATTTAACGAAAAAAGGGACAAAATTATCAAAGCAATGGTTAAGGAAGGTAAGGCGAAAAACAATGCCGAAGCCTCTTATATATTAGATAATTTTATTATGAAATCAAGAATTAAAAAAGCAGGGAATATCGAATATGCAAGAGAACTTGATTTGCCAGAACAATTTTATGTTTCTGACCCTGCCGAACTTTTAATTTCTTATTCCGTAAGTGCTGGCAAAAGATTAGGGTTTATAGATAACTTCGGTGCGAAGGGAGAAATAGCTTCTGATTTATTAAACACAATCAAAAAAGATGGCTATAACGAAAACTTTGCAAGAGATTTATACAGATATGAGACTGGGCAATTAAACGCCCAAGAACATAGAATGATACAGGGGGTTAACAAAGCGAAGGGATGGCAAGCACTTACCAAATTTACTCCGTTCACAACGTTAAGGAATGCTTTACAGGGGTTTTTGGGAACTACAACAAGAGGTAATCTTAAAGCAGGTGTAGTGGGGGCATTAAAATCACTTACGGTTGAGGGGAAAAGAAGTGCTTATCGGTCTGGAGCTTTAGTAGATCAAATAGAAAGAATAATCCAAACCGAAATGGTTGGTGGTGGAGATTTGGCAGGTAAATATATTGATTTAATAGGATTTACCGCCAGAGATGTTACAAATAGAGTAATTTCTGCTGCTGGTGGTGAAGTGTTTTATAAAGATATGCTTAAAAGGATAAAAACAGATTCATTCTTAAAAGCAAGAGCACTTAGAGAATTTGAGAAAATAGGATTAGATGCGAAGGAAATTGTTAAACGTGGAGAATTTACGCCAGATGAAATAAATTTAATTAAAAGAACATTCGCTGGAGATGCGCAATTTAATATCAGACCTTCCGATTTGCCTTTATTCTGGAGTTCGCCAACAGGCAAGATTTTGACACAATGGAAATCTTTCGGATATAAAATGGCGCAATTAATTAACGATAATATTTTAAAAGAAGTAAGACACGGAAACCTTGCTCCGCTTACAACTGCTTTAGTAGCTTATGGAGTAGCAGGAGAGACAGTAAGTACCATTATAGATTATGTTAGAGAAGTTTTTGGGAATGCCTTAAAAGGAAAAATTGATTTAACCGGCAAAAATACCTTTGAAAAATCTTTATTTACAAGTTGGACAAAAAAACAAAATGATGCTATCGCTTTAAGAATAATAAGCGATGTATCAAGTTTAGGCGCTATGGGTTTATTCGTTGATGTAGTTCGTTCTCTTGGCTATGGCAAAGCAGGGGTAGTAGGCGCTGTTTTGGGTCCAACAGTAGGCGAGGCGATACAGACAACAGAAGATATTCTAAGCCCAACTGGCGAAGTATTAACTGGTGATTATAAGAACTTCATCCCGAAAACTACACAAGGAGTTGTAAAAACAACAGAAAGAAATATCCCTGCCGCCGGGATATTAAGAACCGTTGGTGCAACAAAAATAATTGACAAATGGACAAAAGAAATTTTTCCATCATCAAGCGGTTCAAGACAACAAAGACAATCAAGAAACACAAGGAGATAAAATGAAAAAACTACTTTTATTCATTGCGATTATATTCGCAATGAATATCTCAGCACAAACAACAGGCAAACTGGTCGGTAATGGCACAGTATGGACAGACTCATTGGGCTTTTCGGGTTCAGATACACTCGCAGTCGCAGATTCTGTACTAATTTTAGACGTAAACTTTGTCTATGACTCTTACAGAATATTTTTAGAAGGGAATGCCAATTCTTCGGTAGATTCTGTTGCAGTACAAGCTGGCTCAGTAAGATACGACGAATCAAAAGCCGCAGTAGATACTGTCTGGGGTTCTTATACCGGTGTCCAAATTGCAGCAGGGACAATAGCGGTTAGGATGGTTAATACCTCCGCAGGTGTGGACTTTGTATTAGACAACCAAGCAATCCAACTATTAAAATTTAGTTTAATGAACGATAGGACTGCGTTGGCGACAAGAAATTTAGTAATAACAATAAACGCAACAAGATAATGAAAAAGTTAATATTTTTAATAATATTGTTTTCCTTTGTTTCTTATGCACAAAAGACAGTAACGCCAAGTTGGGTTAAAGGAATAGCAAAGGATTCTGCCAATGCAGTGAGGGCAGAGTTTAAGGTTGTTGACGATTCTTTAGCAGAAGATATTACTACAAAATTAACAGTTGTGGATAGCAGTTCTATTACATTAGGTAATTGGGCAACATCTAAAGCAGCAAGCATATCGATAAGTGATGGGATAAATGAAGAGAGTACAACTATAACTGGTGGTAATAGTGGTAAAATGTATCTTAATGGATTGCCGGTATTAGTCTCAACAGATACCACTTCATTGAGTAATAGGATAAATTTAAAAGCATCTATTGCACAAATGAGTGATAGTCTGAATCTGAAATTAAATTCAGCCGATACGCTTGGTCTATCAAACAGGATAAATGCAAAAGCATCTTTGGTTATCACAGACTCATTAGCTCAAGACATTGCAGCACTTCCAACAGTGGCAGAGACAAAAGGATTTATTTCCGATTCAATTGCCACGAAAGCTGATATTGCATCCCCTACATTTACAGGGACAGTAACGGTTGCGGGTACGAGTCCGACTTTAATTGTTCCAACGCTAAAACTTGGTAATGATACCGACACAGAAGGACAGATACAATTAAGAGATGGAACTGGCGGAGTTGCCACTTTAATGACAGATGATCTTAGTAGATTAGTATATAATGGTTCAAGTATATCATCTCCTACTGATGGAGTTGCAGTAGCTTTACCTCCCCTGAGTGGTACTCTATCAACAACAGCAGAAGTAAATACTAAAGTAGATCAAACCGATTATAATGTTGATAATGCTTTTTTAATTACTGAAATAGCAAGACTTGAGGCGTTGATTAGAACAATTATAATAGTAGATACTTCTACTACTCCGAATCCATTATTAGATTTAGCTTCTACCGAAGTGCCTTCTCATTCATTACCGAGTACGATTACACTTACCTGGACACCGACAAATTCACAGGGATATACCCAAATATGGCGATCAACTAACAATGTGGATTATTCTAAATTAGATTCAGTTGCATACAATGTTTCAACTTGGTCTGATAATAATGTTTCAACAAGATACAATACAAACCCATATACTTATTATTTAATAGCGTCTAACAGTGCGTATAAACTAAGTAATTATGATAGTGCTTACAACAGCAGAGTAAGTGATTTTATTACTAAGAATTGGTATGTAGGTTTAACTGCGGTTAGTGCGGGCAATGCTACAAGCTGGGCTAATATGGATGATTTCCCAACCTTTAGTTTCGCCAGTATTCATTCTGGCGATACTTTATTTGTTGACGGTGGAGCGGATAGTGTGGTATATAATTTAACCACTACTTTGTTTATCACATCAACAGGCACTGCTATAAAACCTATTGTTTATACAAGGGGGATAGATGCTACTCATAATGGAGTACCTGTATTTACCACAAGTACTCTTGCACAAATATTCTATCTAAATCAAGCAAGTTATACAGAAGTGTCTTACCTAAAATTCAAAACTGATGCTACTTCAAGCAGGAGAGATAATCTTTATCTGATGAAGTGTAATTATGTAAATCTGATTGGCAATCAATTTAACTTTACTTATGGATGGGGAGTAATTGGACAAGAAAATAATTTCTGTAAAATATTAAATAACACTTTTGAAAGTTACGCATTATCCGAAGTGGATGCAGCTAACACTTATAGTAACCCTGACCCAATAAAAATAATGTTGAGTTATGGTCTTGAAATAGCATACAATACTTTTAATGCAAGGTCGAGAAGAGTATTTAGTGAGACAACAAATAGTAGAGATATAATACAGTTACCTTATAATAATCTTGCAGGAGGCAGCGCCCCAACTAAAATCCATAATAATTTTATTACAACTGATTTTGATACTTCTGATTGTGCAACTGATATTTTCACATTACAAAATGGCGGCGGCAGCGTATGGGTATATAATAATATCATTGTTATCCACAAAAACGCTGGATCGATCTTCCAAACATTTAGATGGAATCAGGGCATAGGCGGCGAAAATGGGTATGTTGATGGAATTTATTATCCACCTTCACCATATCTATCGCTACACGCTTACAATAACACAATGATTCTTACTGAAGGTACACATACTTTCGGACAGCACACATATATAAGAGCAATAGACAGCGTATTTTTTAAGAATAATATTGTCAATTTTGAAGAAGATAGATTTTGGACATTCGCTTCTGGAATACCTACACCTTATTTCGATGTTGACTATAATCAATATGAAACAGCCTCTACTGATTATATTTCCATTGGCGGGACAACTTATAATTATACCAATTGGAAAAGCACCTTTAGCCAAGACGCAAATTCAGACACAACAGGATTTACTCTTATAGATAATGATTTCACTACACTCTCAGATACTGCTTCTAAATATATGCTTGCAGCAGGTTCTTCCGGTATTGATGAAGGCACGAATTTAACCGCTTATTTTACCATAGATTATCGAGATACATCAAGAGTTGGTTTAACCTGGGATGTTGGTGCATTTGAAAGAGTTGCAAGTGATACAGGCGGTGGTGGAGGCGGCTCTTCATACGGAGAAGAACTAATAATTAACGGGGCATTTACATCCGACATAGCTAATTGGACTGGGTATGCTTCTACTGCAAAATGGTATAATACCGATTGGAATGCTGTATCACCGCCTAATATACCTTGTCTATTAGATTCAGCAACAGGGACAGTTAATGTGAGAGTTACACAGCTTGTAGGTCTAACACCAAGTAAAACTTATCATCTTACAGCATCTTATTATATCCCTGCGGGTAATACTACAGGAAATCAGATACAATTTTATACTTGGGGAACAACAACACAAGTGATAAGGACGGAAACAACCGTTGGAACTTGGACTGATATTTCCGTTGATTTTTCGGTGACTGAAAATAAGACAAGTATTTCAATTAGATTACTTAAAGATGGCGATGCTGATCTTATCACAGTTGAAGATAAATTTTATTTAGACAATGTAAGTCTGAAGGAAGTTTTATAGTGGAAAAATTAACTAATTATATAGCTTATAGTGGAAAGTTTTAACAAGAAATAACCGAGAATACATTTATAGTGGAAAATTATGACTGATAAAAAAATAATAGATGAAATAGACAGCGGCGAGAAAAAAGTAGTTAGTAAATGGGAATATCTACTAAACTATTGGACTCCTATAATTGCGATAATTGCTTTTTTTGTAAGCATTATATTCTGGTTTGCAAACATAGAAGGAAGGGTGTTTACCAATCAGGAAATGAAAATATTAACTGAATCTTCCGTTAGGTCCGGGACTGAACGATTCGTAACAAAGCAGGAGTTTGACGAGAAACTATCTGAATATTTAGAGATTGTGAGAGAAAACCGGCAGGATATTAAAGAAATACTGAAGTATTTAAGGAAATAAAATGGACACACTCGAAATAATAATACTCGTGGTTATAGTGATTGGAGTTTTAATTTTAGTTCGGAAGTTTAGGAAATGAAACAGTTAAGAAGTTGGTATTTTTTTTTCGGTTGCAAATGGAATTTCTTCTGGATGTGGTTACCATTGATAAACACTTGGAAGAAAAGATGGGATTACTGGAAGCCAAGTAAAGAATTTAATTTAAGATATACTGAATGAAATGGTTATTCTTAATATTATTGCTATGGATGGCATTACTTGTTAATGCACAAACTATTGTGTGTTATGGTACTTCATTAACCCGAGTAGGTAAATATCCCGAAACATTACAGCAACAACTCCCAAATGCTAAAGTAATAAATTCAGGTAAAGGCGGAATGAATAGTGATTGGGGGGTAAAAAACTTAGAGGATAAAGTAATCAAATTAAATCCAGATATTGTCTTGATGGAGTTCAGTATAAATGATGCTTGCTTAGTCAATGTTTATTGGAGTGTCCTTACTTCTTTAGAAGACAGTAAGAGCAATTGGATTAAAATGATTGATGAGGTAAGAATTAAATTACCTAAATGTAAAATTTATTTAATGACAATGAACCTGCCTGCTGATACTATTTTATCAGGCAGGAATCCTTTTACTAATAGACCGTTTATCAAAACATATAATCAATTAGTTGAAGACATTGCAAAGTTTAGACATACCGGATTTATCAATATTACAGATGAATGGAATAAGATAGATAAAGAAACTTACTTGAATAAATATTCGCCTAATGATGGATTGCATATAAATGAGTTAGGCAGTAAGGAAATAATAATTCCAAAGATATTAAGTTCATTAACAAAATAAAAGAGGTGTGAAATGGAAATAAAATTAGACTTCGAAGATGAACTGAATATAATTATTGACAACGAAGGACTCGCTAATGATAATTATGTTAATCTTACCGTAGGTGCAACAGTAGCAGGGGGAGTACCAATCGATGATTTATATTTAGCGATTAAGACTTTCTTTGATATAAAAGAACTTAATCGAGGGAATGATGAATTTTATAAATGATAGTTTACTTTAAAATATTCGGTAAGAAGTTGATCAAAGAATTGCCTGATGATGAATACAAGTATCAAACAAAGGAACAGATAGAATATTATTTACGGGGTCAGCTAAAGATAGACAAAATAGAATCTGAACCGATAGAATCAAAAACGCCTGACATACCGGATATGCTTAAAGATATAGTTGGTGGATTTACCAGCACAAAAAGATAAATAATTTGACAAACGGGTATAAAAAGACCAAATTGGACGTTAAATGTCCCGAATGGGTGCGATTTGTAGGGGAATAAAGACAGATAATTAACAATTTTGATAACTAAGAGATTTTATGAACAGAGAAATAAAAATACTGGCAAGAACAGGATTAAGCATCATAAAAAAGCTAACTGTATTGATAATTAAAAACGGAATTAAAAAAATAAAAGGTATAAAGTGAAGATAGTTGATAGAACAGAATGGTTCGCTAACGAACTAAAAGAAATAGATAAAAAATGGTCTATGAAGTTTTATAAAAGATGGTTAGCAATAACCGAATGGTATTATGGGTTATTCAATAAAATAAAAGGTAAATAAGATGGAACAACTTTTAATCGGGTGGTTTGGTGAATTAACTATCTTGATAATACCACTGTTTGCAGGTATTGTTTGCAGTTTTATTATTGAGGCAATAAATCAATCTACATCAGATAAAGTTAAGGGTTCACTTATCACGGCTGTTATCTGTTTAATAGTGGGTATCTTCTTAACACTTGGCTTCCCATCGGTTGTAGTCGGTTGGTTTGATACTGTCTTAATCGTGGTGATGAATTGGGCTTTTGCAATTCTATTTTACAGGATAGGCGGAAAGATAATTGTTGAAAAGATTATAGGTAAAGCAATAAGCGTAGTGGGGAAGAAAACAGAATGATACACTTTTATTCCGCAGATACTTCTAAATTAAAATGGTATAGCAAACCGTTTAATCTTAGTTATCTGATAAAACTATTTACACATTGGCAATATCCATCCATACCCTTTGATAAGACGTGGACGCACGTTTCAATAGGCGAAGATGAAGGCAGGACAAGGAAAATAATCTTTGAAAGCAATCTTGCCCAGATGTTAAGCTATTACGATAACCCTCTGCTTACAGCACACTTTGTAAGTTCTAATATACAGTTAAATGATCTGACAATATTCTTAAGAATAGTTGATACAGAGCATAGTAAGCCCTATGCCCGCTTACAATTGATAGATTTTGTAAGAGTATGGTTTATGAACAAATTATTTAAGCGTGATCCCAAGAACGTATGGTTTCCGAAATCAAGTGTATGTTCAGAAATAGCCTACACCTGTGCTATGTTATACGCAGATAAATACGGACTGAAATACTTATCACAAAGATTAAGAGACTATAATTCTAATTTGTATTCACCTATGAGATTATATGGCGTTCTAAAAGAAGCCGAAGAAAAAGGCGAGGTGATCTTTGAATAAAACAATTTTAATATCATTTGCAATCTGCTTAATCATAGGTGGATTCATTGGGTGGAATTTAAAACCTGAGAAAGATATACAATCCATAGTTGATAAATATGAAAAGCGGATTGCGTTTGCAAAAGATAGTCTGGACAAAGTTATAAAAGTTAAGCAAAAAGAAATCGATAGTTTAAAATCTTTAGAACCTAAAATCGTTTATAAATATAAGGCTAAAGAAGAATCTATCGATAGCACTATTGCAAGTGATAGTACACAATCAATTCCTGAATATAGAAAAGGTTTAGAACTACTTGGGACAAAACCAGATAATACAAAATATCTCACTTATAGAGAAATAGGATTTGGTGCTAAGTATTTTAATCGGTTTAAAGAAAGTTTAGAGCTACTATTACTTAAAGATCAGATTAATGGAAAGCAATCCTTAATTATAAAACAAATGCAATCTAACGTTGATATGCTTACCGGAGAAAATGAATTATTAAAATTAAAAGAATGTGAACCGCCAGGATTTTTCTACAAAAGATTTATAACGTATTTGGGACTTGGCTTAAACTATAATGGTAAAACTATTGAGCCAGGCATACAACTTGGATTTGGAATAAGGCTAAACTAAATGAAAACATCAAAAACAGGTGGTGGATAAATGTGTGATAAAAACAGAGAAGATGATTTTGATAATACCTTCCAGGAATTAATAATTAACGAAGGTGGGTATGCGAATGATCCTTATGATAGTGGTGGTAAAACTATTTATGGAATAACAAGCAGAGACTATCCGAGTACTTATAATGTTGTTAAAACTTTATTTGATGATGGAAAAACTTTCCTTGCTTTAGATACTACAAAGAGATTTTACTATATCCATTTCTGGGATGATCTTTATAAAGAAATCCCTGATAATAGTTTAGCATTTAAGTTGTTTGATTTATCAGTCAATAGAGGTCGTAAAACAGCCGTAAAGCTACTACAGGACACTTTATTCTTTGACTTTGGCAAAACCATTGCCAGAGACGGAATCTTCGGTCAGATAACGCTTGGTGCGATTAAATCAATAGCAAACCAAGAACTTCTCTATCGAAAATATATTGAAAGAAATGAAGTAAGTTATAGAACATTATCAAAATTTTGGCGATTCGGCAAAAGCTGGCTAAATCGTTTATTAAAGCGAGTGTATGTTTAAAATAATTCCGGTTGGAAAGAGAGGTTTATGTCAATTAAAGAAATAACCAAAAATACTACTTGACAATTATAGTAAAATAAAGTAATTTATAGCACTTATTGAACAAACTTAATCAAGGAGGTTTAATTGCCAAGTGTAGAATGGAAGACCAAAAAGGGAATTGAATACGCTCCTTTAGTTAAGAGATATAAGACCGAATTTCCCTATATGGACAATGCAAAGCTGGCTAAAATGATAATTAAAAGGGAAAAAATAAATCATACCGTTGATGTTCTTAGAACCATTATCCCATATACAGGGGGAAAACAAACCAGTGTTTCTTTAGATGATACTGAATTTGTTATTGAAATTCCAGACTCACTATATAAAGAAAGACCACGCTTTATAATACCAGCCGGAATTGACAGACTTCTTTACATTTCAGATCTACACATACCTTACCATGATATAACCGCTATTAAACTTGCAATAAAATACGGCTATGATAATGGGATGAGAGGAATATTTTTAGGAGGTGATATAATAGATTTTTATGGCGTGTCTCGTTATCAAAGACTGCCACATCTCAGGAGAGTAAAAGAGGAAATTGATTCTACCAGACAGTTTTTAGAAAACCTAAGAAATAAGTTCCCGGATCTTGAAATATATTATAAGATAGGAAATCACGAACAAAGATGGATTAACTACTTGATAAACGTTGCGCCTGAGTTATTTGATTTAGATAGCGTACAAATAGATGATGTTTTACACTTGACAAGACTAAGAATAAAAATGATTGACAGCCTAACTGTTTCTGAGTTTGGCAGATTAAACATAATACACGGACACGAAATTTTAGGCGGCGGCGTTCACGTTGCAAGGAACTTTAGGATTAAAGCAAGCGACAATATTCTTTTTGGTCATTTCCATCGTACACAAGAAAACTTAACGAGAACAATTAAAAATAAAGTTTTAGGTAGTTGGGCTGTTGGGTCATTATGTGGACTTTCACCTGACTATATGTCTATAAATGATTGGAACTTAGGCTTCGCATTTCTCACAAGAGAAAAAGACGGAAATTTTACAGTTGAGAACAAGAAGATAATAAATGGTTATATTTATTAATATGGTTGTTCATATAGTATTTATTTATCAAATTTAATTTATCTAAACTATCGATATAAATCTTAGCAACATTACTTAGCAAGTTGCTAACATTTACAGTGGGTGGAATATGTGTGCAAATGCTAAGAACTGCTAAAACGCTAAATGATTATTAAGGACTAATTTTTTCTATTGTTTGACCTTGATCATTCATAAGATAAATTTCATTTGATCTTAAATAACAACATTCTAACTTATCATCAAAAGATGATGGATTATTACTAACCTCAATTTCTTCAATAATTTTATCTTGATGAGTTTTAAGGGTAAATGTTAATAAATTATCGTTATCTTCACAGGGTTCTTGAATATCTACACGATCTATTTTATCTATAAAACGCCATTCAGAGATTTTATCCTCAAAAATTACTTTGAATTTTACTACCATGATATATTCCTTTCTTATTAAAATACTGCCCGACTAATAGCAACTTAAAAATAATTTTAAATAATTACAAATTATACTTGACTTTAAGTTTTTTTCTATTATATTAGCAAGTGAGAATATAAATAAGTTTACAATATTAAGAAATTAACATTATGACAAATATTGAAATACAAATCAAACTTAAAATATTAAAAAAAAGTCAAAAGCATTTGGCATTAAAATTTCATAGAAAAGCATCTCAAATTTCTCAAGCCATCCAAACAGATAGTTATCCGACCTTAAAAAACAAGATAATAAAATATTTACAATATTTAGAAACAAATGAAACATTTAAAAACACATAATAATATTTTAATATTAGTTTCAGACATTGACTATGAATATCTTAGTGGATTCACTTGGCATATTATGAAGACCAAGTTTAGCAAATTATATGTAAGAAGATGGGATTGTATGAGCAAACCTAAAAAGGCGATATTTATGCACCGAGAAATATTGAACGCACCTTCTAATATGCAAGTTGACCATATAGACAATAATACATTGAATAATACAAGAGAAAATTTAAGGTTGGCAACAAAACAACAAAATTGCTTTAATAGAAAATTTGCAGATAGAGAACACAAAGGCATATCTATGATGAATGGACTTTGGCACGTCCAAATAACTGATCCAATTACTAAAAAGAAGATACACTTAGGCAACCATCTTGATAAGATAGAAGCCCTGAAAGAATATGATATTATTGCAAAACAGTTGCACGGTGAATATGCAAAATTAAACTTCAAGGATGTTGTAGAAAATTAGCAGTCGATAAAAAAAGTACGATTGCTGAATTATTAGAAGAAGCAGCAGTAAAATATTATAAGATAAAATAAAGGTGTTCGGATGAATGGTAAGAAAATTAAAGGCATACAAATAATCGC